TTGAGCTTACTGACACCTCTGAATCCTTTGGACTCCCTGCTACTGCTGACCTTATGTTTGCCCTTATTTCTACAGAAGACTTGGAAGGGTTGAATCAGATATTAGTTAAGCAGTTAAAGAATAGGTATAATGATCCTACTATCTTCAAGAGATTTGTTGTTGGTATTGATAGAGCAAAGATGAGATTGTATGATTGTGAGCAAACAGCACAGGAAGATATTATTGACAATGGGCAAGAAGAAGAGTATAATGATAAGAAGGCAAAGAAAGCATTTACTGATTTTAAATTCTAATGACTGTAGACACTGAAAGATATCTTGACTTCGTTGATGGAGTTACAAGTTTTCCTAGTACTGATTTAGCAGCATTACTTGCTCGTGCAACTGAACTTGATCTTGAAAATGACTGTGATGTTCCACGCTTATTAACTGCTGCTCTTGGACTGACTGCTGAGTCAGGTGAGTTTACTGAAGTAGTAAAGAAGATTCTCCTTCAAGGTAAACCATATAATGAAGATAATGTTTTCCATATGAAGAGAGAACTAGGTGATATCTGTTGGTATCTCGCACAAGCATGTAGAGCACTTGATACAACATTTGATGAAGTTATTGAGATGAATGTAGAAAAATTAAAGGCTAGATATCCTGGTGGTGAGTTTGATGTTCACAAGTCAGAGAATAGAAAAGACGGAGATTTATAAATATATCTAGAATAAGTATTCAGGATAACCTCTCATGGGCTTAATGAAGGAACTCAATGATCTTAATAACATCTATCAGGATATGTATACTGAAGATGAGAACAAAGGTTATGTTGTAACTAATGCTGATAAGAAAGGTAACACACCAGCATATCAAGCATATAAAGCAGGTAAGAAGAAGAAAGATGGTAAACCCATGTATAGAGCTGCTGACCATCTAAAGGATGATGTTGAGATTGAGATTAGTCCTGAAATTAAAAAGTTAATTGAGTCTGGTAAGTTCTCTGATGAAGAAATTAAAGAGATTCTTTGGAGTGAAGGATACCAACGTAACCCAGAGAAGGGTGAAGAAGAAGAAAGAAAAAGGAGTAAGAAAGTTCGTGGAGAAAGAACTCCTATGCCACCAAGAGGTGATAAGCGTAGAGAAGATTTTGAAAGATGGTATGCAGCTAACGTGAGATGAAATCTTTTGAACAACTATCAGAAGATTTAGCAACACGTAGAGCAGAACTTAAACAAAGACAGCGAGAGCAAGGTGCAGCGTTTAAGCAGAAGAGTGCTGGTGCTGCTGCATCTCAAAAAGCCAGATCAAGTGCTCTTCAAAAAAGAGCAAAGGATGAGGGTGAAGCATCATTGGATAGAATAAAGCAAGCAGCTGCAGCGAAAGCAGCTGCTGAGAGAGAACGGAAAGCAAAGCAAAAAGAAAGAGAAGATATCTCTAAGGAGATAGCAGCATCCCGTGAGCAGAAGAAAGATGAGGTAGAAGATAATAGACAGGAAAGAGAAGATGATGTAAAGGCAAAAGAGAAAAAGAGAATGAGTAAAGAAAGAAAGAGGGAGGAACTTCAGAAGACACTTGATGCCGTAGGTTAGTAAAGGAGATTTTGTCATGCCGTTTGATAGGGTAACGACTGGTACCAAAAGAGTCGTAGAGTTTTTGGAAGGACCAGATGGAGGGGCTGGTTTGTTTAAAGAATTAAAAGTAGATGGATATAATAAAAACAATGGTAACAAGTTTGTAAGAATTGAAGCAAAACCAAAAGGGACTATTATTAAAGTTGACTATCAAACTGACGTAAGTGATGCTAATATTACTAAAATTTGGAAAGCTTTAACCAAAAAATATGGTCTTGTTGATGGTCCAATAGTAGGACCAAAATATACTTCAGTTTTTATTGGAACAGAAGATGCGGAGAGAAATGTTAAAGAGATTAGGTTTGAAAAAACTCAACCTGGAGGTGGTGGAGTTATTCCTACAGATATACAGGAGAGGGGAGCAACTATTGTACTTACCCATGCATTAGCAAGTAAAGGTGCAAAATTTAATAGTGATGCAGATATTAGAAATGATAAAAAAACATGGACTGAATTATCAAAGTGTTTTAGTGGATGGGAACATAGAATAGATGGTTGGTTGTGGACATATTATCAACAGAATAAAAGATTTTTTGATGTATATTCAGCAGGTACGTGGGAAGAATTTAAATTTGGCAATCAAGATTTTGTACAATTTTTCAAAGATCATATGGATCATTTGAATAGAGATTTTAAGAATCCAGATGGAACAGAACCTGCTGGAAAATATGAGACTTGGAACCCTGCTGATATATGGGCGGTTAAAAAGGGTAGAATGGATGCAATAAAAAAGGAGATAAAAGCAGCAATTCCAGATCCATCTCATTTATTAGAGTTAAATAATATATTAGTTAAGTATATGGAGGATCATGAATTAGTTGGAATATCTCTTAAGAAAGTGAATGCTCCTAGAGAAGCAGAAATACATTTACATAATGTTGAAGGATCAAAAAAATTAAAAAAAATTGTGGGTGTGTTTAGTAAACTTGAACTATATGATATGAGTGATATTAAATTTGAACCTGATAATATTCTTAAACTTAGTTCTGTTACTACCTATATTAGACTGGGACCGAATAGTAAGTTTACTATTAGTATTACTAGGTCAGGTAATAATACAAGTTTTACCGCACAGATAAAAAGAACTCCTGATGCTCAAGGAGGACAAACACCTATCAATCAGGTAATTAAATTATTGAAGGGTACTGAATTTTCAAAAAAACATGACAACTATCCTAAAGATGCTAAAACTTTTATGCTCACAGCGAATCAAAATAAGTATAAAAAATATCATAAATTAGTATCTCAACATGCTAAAGATGGGAGTAATATATTAAAATGGGATGAGTGGAAAGAGGAATTATCATTTCTTTATACAAGAGATGTTAGGGATGCTAAAGTAACATTAATGCAATTATCTTTCTGGTATTCTGCTCTTACTCATCACTTAAGGGATCCAGAGTTCTGGACGGATATGTTGTACTATGGTATGAAGATAACATCAAAAGGAGAGTTTGCACCTCACGCAAAGATATCATAATATGAAACCAAAATATACAAATATGAAGTTGGAGACTCTTGTTGATAAGAGTGGTAACCTTAAAGATGGTGGTAAGAGAGCCAATAATTTTTTAGACCACTTCTATGATCAGAAGAAGTTTCTTACTGATGTAGGATTGGTTGATGTATTTACAGCTTATCTTTCTTATGATGGACAGCAATATTCTTTTGATGCAGATACTCGAACTCCAGTACCATTAAGAAAAACTTTTCTAGCCAATTTAAAACAAGCAGGTAAAGCAAAAAAGAAAAAACTTGAGTTTGAGGTTGGATTAAAATATATTAATGTTCTGTTTACTATTCCTATAAATTGGTTTAAGAAGATCCCAGATTTTGGTGGTCAAGGAAGTGCTGGTGGTGGTAAAACACTTAATAAGGGTAATCAATTTGAAAAAGATTTTTATGCTGATGCCGTAAAGGTATTGGAGGGAGCGACTAAAGGAAGTAGATTTATTCCTACAATATTGGAAATGAATAAACACTTTGAAAAGAAACTTGGTAAAGCATTGGGAATGATAGAAGGAGATCCTAAATTTAAAGGTGTATTAGAAGAGGGAAGTGCAAATAAATCTAGACCTCTTGCTTATGATAATGGTACATTAGTGGTTGCTGCAGAAGGTAATGTGACAGAAGATATGGGATCTACATTAACAGATATTACCTTTCAGTATGGAAAAAAATTAACACCAGTGTACCTATCTCTTAAATTTGGACCAACTTTAACATTCTTTAATACTGGTGTTGGTGGTAGAAATGGTCCTTTGTTATTCACAGAAAAAGAAATATCTGAATATAAAGTTACAACAGAAGCGGGTTTGGATTTTTTAAAGATGTTTGGTATGGCAGATAATGAAGATGCTATTAAGAAATTTTGCGAATCTTTTGTGAATTATCCTAGAACAAAAGCAATAACAAATCATATATTTAAACCAAGCACTTTTAATCAAAGTGCTATTGAAAAACTTTTAAGAAGTGGAATTGGATATGGGTATTGGATGGTTCATAATACTAAAGGAACTACTATTGATTGGTATGAGATTGATCAACAATATATGAAAGATGCTGCCACTATTACTAGTGGAATAACTGTATATTATGGGAGAATGAATGGTGCAGGTAAAGGAGTTAATATGACATGTTCAAGTAGTCACTATAACTTTACTTTTAATATTAGGAATAAGCAGGGTGGAACTTATCCTACTCATGTTATGTGTGATTATAAAAAGAGGAAGGCAGGAGATATAGAGGAGAGACCACAGGATGGTGGTGCAGATTACGCAGTATAATAACTTACTAAATATATACATGAAAACATTTCTACGATTTATATCCGAAGCACCTGACTCTAATAAAGCAAAGGAGCAAGCACGGAAGTTAAACCTTAAGAGTGATGGCCACGGTGGGTGGTTGGACTCTAAAGGAGAATTTGTAGCAAAGACAGAAGGTGGGAAGTTAAAGTTTTATAATCAAAGACAAAGAGCAGGACAAGATCCTCCTCAACCTAAAGGTGTTAATACTCCAGTTGCTACTCAAGGACCACCAGCAGCTGCAGCACAAGCACCAGCAGCAAAACCAAAATCAGCAGAACCAGAAGGAAGTGATCTTGATAAGGCACTTGATACATTAACTGTTGTGTTTGGTAGGTTCAATCCTCCTACAGCAGGACACGAAAAACTTATACAGCAAGCAGAGAAAGTAGCAGCAGGTGGAGATATGAAAATATATCCATCCAGGACAGTAGATAGTAAAAAGAATCCTATTGATCCTGACATGAAGGTATCATATATGAGAAAGATGTTCCCTGACTATGAGGATAACATCGTTAATGATGCAGAGATGAGATCAATCTTTAATGTATTAGTTACAGCAGCAGAGGAAGGATATACTGGTATTAATATAGTTGTAGGTGCAGATAGACTTGGAGAGTTTGAAAGTCTTGCAACAAAATATAATGGAGACTTATATAACTTTAAAGAGATTAAGACTGTATCTGCAGGCCCTCGTGATGATGATGCAGAAGGTTTAGAAGGTGTATCTTCATCCAAGCAAAGAAAGGCAGTAATGGATGATGACTATGCAGCATTCAAGAGAGGACTTCCAAAAGGAATGGATGATGCTGATGGGCAGGCATTGTTTGATGCAGTTCGTGTAGGAATGAATAAGAAACAAGATAAGAAGAAGGGTAAAGATGTAGAAGAAGAGATTGATCTTTGGATGGTTGCTCCCAAGTTAGATCCGAGAGGGTTGCGTGAGAACTATTTTAGAAAGAACATCTTTAACATAGGTGATATGGTAGAGAGTTTGAATACTGGATTGATTGGTAAGATTATTCGTAGAGGAACTAACTATCTAATTAGTGTTACAGAAAATAATGTAATGTTTAAATCTTGGACGCATGATTTAACAGAGTATACTGAGAAACATATGGAACGTAGGATGAGAGATAAAGTACATCCTAATATGTTAGTTGGTACTGGTGGTGCTCGTAAGAATGCTCAAGCAATGGTACACGGGCAGAAGAAAATTAAGAATTTTAATATAAAAGAATTCATAAATAAGTATAAACTTAGGAAATAGCATGACTGAAGGTATATCGCCAAACAAATTAAATGATATTTCCAAAGCATATATGAATATGGTTGCGGAGATAAACAAGAAAGAACAAGAAGCTGATGCAAAGCGTTGGACTCAGAAGGAAGAGACTGGGTGCAAAACAGAATCACCTTTTAAAAAGAAGAAAATTAAAGAATCAGACATTACTGATCCAGATGTAAAAGATTCAAAATATCAGAGAGAGGATTACGAATCTAAAAAGAAGAAAGAAGTTCTTGCTGCAATGAAAAAGCAAGGAAGAAAATTGAGTGCTAAGGATAAGAATAAGATTGCTGATAAAGTAGTTAAGGATAAGGGTGATACTAGTAAGTCTGATGACAGATATGCATATGAGAGTTTCTCTAATTGGAGAGAGACTCTTAGGGAAGTTACTAGTGATGCAGAAGTGGCTGATACTCAAGATCAGAATGTAGAAAAAGTTAAAGAAAAGAAAGTAAAGAATAAAATTATTATTAACCCACAATTTAAAGAAGCAGTTGAAGAGATGGGTGGTGAGTTACTTGAGGTGACTGAAGTTGAGGATGATCCTAAATCTGAGAAAATGGCTAAGACGGAAAAGAAATTAAAACTTAGACTTTTAAGAACCAAGATGATGGCAGTCAAGCAAGGTGCTGATGATAGTATTAATGCAGGATATGAACCAACGGTTAGTGCTATTAAGAAATTAGTTAATGAAAGACTAGGTGGTAAAGGATACTCTAGGAAAGCAACTAAAGGAGGTGGTGATTGGCCAGACTCTGATAGGGG